TTCAGACTCCCGGCGGTCGGTGCGACGAACGCGACCTGCGAGGTGGTCGCGGCCACGGTGCCGAGCGGAACGATGATCGGGCGGCTGTTCGCCACAATAGAGAGCTTGTCGGCGGTTGCCGCACCCCCGGCGAGGTTCGATGTGTTGATGCTGCCCGCACCGAGGGTGCCTGCACCGCCCGGGGCGCAGTCATGATAGACCCGGATCGTCGCGGTCTGGTTGGCGCTGATAGCCTCCAGCGCGATACCATAGTAGTAGCCGTCTGCCGACACGTTGTTGAGCGCCGGGTTCGCGTCGTCATGATACCAGATCGGCGCCCCGATCGCGATACCTGTGCCGCCGGCGTCTTTGACGGAGAATTTCGCGACGAACGGGCCGGTGTTGACCACCGTCTTCCCGGCAGCGTCTTCGTCCGTGAGAGCAATCCCTGTCAGGTTGCCGATGCGAACGGGATCGCCGCTGTTCGGCTNATCNGGCNTGGTACAGGTGAGGTTCAGGGACCAGCCCGGCTCATACTTGATGTTCGTTGCCATATCAGATCACGCTCCTTTGACGGCGGCCTTCGCCTCCGCCTCAGTCATGCCGAGCCGCATAAACCCGGCGACGAGTTCTTTGTCAGTCTCTTCGAGCGTCTTGGTCTGCCCGGCAGGAGCGCCCGCGCCCATCCCGGAGACCTTACCGGCGCCGAGATTCGCGAGATACTCGGCCTCGCTCTTGATGGCGGCCTCGATCTTCGCGGCGTAGGCCGTCTCGTCGATCTTGCCGTCCTTGACGACCGGGTCCTTCGCGAGCGCCTCGGCAACCCGCGTCTTCGAGATCTCCGGCAGCGTNGACGCCTTGACCTTCGCCTCGACGAACGNCNNCGCCTCGACGAGGAGCNGTGCCTCCTTGAGCCGGGCGNTCTCCGCCTTCGCCTCTTCGAGNGCCTTCTCGGTCTCGGCGAGTTTCTTCTCCTGCTGTGCCTGCGCCTCCTTCATGGCGGCGCTGTTCTCGATCTCCGTCCGGAGCGCCTCGATAATTTCGGGGTGCTCTTTGCGGAGCGATTCGAGCGTGAGTTTCGGTGTAGAGGTNTGTTNCTNCCATNCTGCTGTCTCCTGCTGTTTTTTGTTCATCTGTCGGTTCTTGGGGCCGGGCNGCCCGGAACGCCTCCGCGATCGCCCCGCCCCTGCCGGGCACGGTCACGAAATCGACCGAGCGGGCGGCGACAATCCGGGTGATGATGTCACCCTTCCTTCCCCTCCGCCTCGCCGGTTTTTCGACTCGCCCCACACGTAGTGGGAGAGCCCGATGTACGGCCCCATCTCGGCTACGGCGTCGCGGTAGGGGGAAAACACCTTCGCCCGGGCATAGACTCCGGGGCCTTTTGGCCCGTGCTCGTCCCACCGGGCGTCCTCGGTCAGACCCCGGCGAGGTCGCGGAGGTCGCGTTCCGGCCGGTCCTTTTCGTCGGCTTTGCTCGGGTGGTTCCAAAAACATCTGGGTCCCGGCCGCGTAGACTCGGGCGTTTGACCGCCTGCTGCAGGACCTCGCGGGAGTAGTAGCCCGATGAGCCCCACCCAGGGTCGATGATCTTGATGGGGATCGTGCCTTGTCGTCGGTCTTTGCTTCGATGAGCGGGACGACGTCCGCTACAAACACCTTCATGTCGTCTGTCACACTCTCCATCACTCCACTCATGTTGTCGGCCTCCTCCTGTACAGGGTGGCGCACCGACACCCCGGGAACCGGGGGGCGTGCTGGTGGCCGGACGGGAACAGCTGGTCGACCGGGATCCAGCCGACGGCCGCGTTGGCGATACAGCCATCGGAGACTCTCTCGTCACCTACCGTCGACCAGGACATCTCCATCTCCAGGCCGACGGCCGTCATCTCGTCGATAACCAGGCGGTTCCCGGTCTCGTACGCCTCGGCCGCTTCAGTGACTGCGATCAGTTCCGCCCGGTTGCGGATGTGGCGGGGCCGGGTGATCGGGACGGCGTACTCGTCGTACTTCGCCGCGATCGCCCGGGCTACCTGCTGGTAGTTGTAGCCCTCCTCCATCCCTTGCGTCAGGATACGGGTGAGGTCGTCCCGGGTTTGTCGCGTCGATCTCCTCGACGGACGCGGCCGCCTGTGCTTTGATGGCGGCGATCGCCCGGGGGTTTTTGAGGTCGAACGCAAAGCTGACCCCGAACTCCGCCACCCGGTGTTTCGCGGCGGCGGCGGCCGCGGCCCCGGCAGCCTCCTCGATCGGGGCGAGGAAGTCGGCGAGTGTCGCCTGGTAGGCTGCTTCGAGTGCCCCCTCGATCGCAGGAGGGGTAGAGGCCTCGCCGAGGATCCCCGGGCCGACCCGCTCAAACTCGCGCATGAAGACGGCCCGGTGCGCCCGGAATGCCGACGACATCTTGCGGGTGAGGGTCTGCTCGATGGGCTTGAGTGCCCGGTCCCGCTGCACGACCTTCGTCAGGGCGACGATGCTTTCGAGGAGGTCGCGGAGCGGAGTCACGCCGACACCTCCCGGAGGTAGGTCTCCAGCCGCTCGATCGCCGTCGCGAGCGCCGCCTCGCTGTCATCCGCCTGCGAGTCTTCGTCCTCCGGGAAACCACTCCTCGACGAGGTCGGCGGCGTGTTCTTCTCCGAGGACGTCGAGGAGCATCCGGGTCAGGTGCTTGATCGGGATCGTACCTGCCGCTGCGGCGCCCTTGAGCGTGCCGGCGTGGACGATGGCGTCGACCTGCTCGGTGAGGTCGCGTTTGAGGATCGACGGGAACTTGACCTCGACCGCTCGGTTCATCGGCTCTCCCGTCTCCGGATCGATACCGAGCGTCACGAGCCGGTCGCCGTCATCGTCGATCTCGACTGTCGCTCCCACATGCAGCGGCCCGGACGGCATCATCGCGGCCTGGTCGATGATATAGTCGAGGATGTTGCTGAGGGTCGACGACCAGAGACTTTGCCGGGCAGTGAACTGGAGCTCCATCGGGCGCTCCATGGTCTTCGCGGTCGCAAGATTCCCGGTGCTCGGGTCCCCGGTGAGATAGGGCTCGTTGATGCCGGTCGCGCTGCATACCATCAGCATCAGCCGGCGGGCGTCGTCCATGCTGGTCGTGATGCCGGAGGTCTTGATCGGCTCGAGTTTCGTCCCGGGTGTCGTGACGAACGTTCCACCGATCGTGCCGCCGCCCTGTGCCCGGGCCTCGGCGAGCCCCTGCTGCAGCCGGGGGATCATCTCCTGGAGTTTTGAGACGGCGGCGGTTGCCGCCCGTTTGTTTGCGCCGGTGAGCTGCATTGCGAATTTCGAGAGAGCGTCGGTGATCGTGACCCATTTCTCCAGAAATACCTTGTAAGCGTTTGCCCAATCACAGGCCGCGTAGAGTTCCGAGACGCCAAACTGCATGTCGTCGAGCCGGTTGACGGTGACATGGTAGATCGGGGTATCCGCCCGGACCGGGATGCCAGCGATGTATGCTGGATGACCGCCGCGAGGGTTGTACCGCCAGTCGGGGTAGTAGGCTTTTTTCGGCTCGACGGTCGGGAACCCGGTTGAGGGGTTGACGGTCGTCGTGTTCCAGACCCGGAGATAGTACCAAGGGTCCTGGGCGTCATCGGGGTTTGAGATGACCGCCGCAATCTCGTCGAACGGGATGGTCCGGATCTTGACGTGGCCGGTGCTCGGGTTGACGAAGAAGACGAAGAAGAGGTTTGCGAAGAGCTGGAGGCCGGTCTCCAGCCGCATCCAGGCTTCGATGTCGCCAAAGACGGTCCGGTTGGTCGGGTCCTTGAGGACCTTCTGCACGACGGCGTCGACGGTCGGGTGCACGGCCCGCAGCGTGACGCCCTGCCCCCAGACATAGAGGTTCTGGACGGATACAGCCCGCTTGATGAGCGGATTTTTGAGCCAGTATATCCTGACCATCTGGGAGATCGCGCGGAGCCCCTCGCGGGTAAACTCCCGGGTATTGTTCCCGATCCGCTGCCACCCCGCTCGCTGAGCTGGTCCTCCAGGACCGCCAGGCGCTCGACGAGCAGATCGTAGGTGTCGAGGGTAACCTGTAGTGCGTCGGTAAACTGCTGGAGGTCCTGCGGGGCGGCGGCTGCGGCACTGCTCATACGATCACCTCAAAAAAGCCGTCGNCGGGGGTCGAACCCGCAACCGCTCCCTTACAGGGGGGAGTGCGCTACCTGTTGCGCCACGGCGGCCAGATTGCTCATTTGCCAGTCTCCAGACTAATTGCTGCGAGCCAGTTGTTCCCGGCGGCGACGATCGCCCGGACCTCGTCCTCGGTGATGGTGCCGTCATCAATCGCGTCACAGATGACGTCGACGGCTGCACGGGTCGCGTGTGCGGCCGCGATGGTCCGGCGACCCCCATGCCCGGCCGGCGAGGGCAGAGAGGATCGCGGTCCCGGCGATCGCGGCGACGGAGTAGAGGAGAT